CTTTAGATAAAGCCATATTTATATTTGCTTCTAGTTGTGCTCGTTCTTCTTCATCCGGAGCAACTTCAATAAATATTCCAAAGTCATAAATATATAAATCACTAATTTGACTTAGTATTGATACATTATATTTTCCAATTTGGTTTATAAACTCTTCTTTAAAATCTGAGTACTCAAGAATATCTGAAACTCTAAGAGCTAAAGCTTCTGCCATTGTTCTGTACATATACAGACTTGCATCTAGTATGTGCCTAGTTGCTGTATTAGAACTTAATGCTGCTAACTTCTGAACACCTACTAAAGCATCGGGATTAGGAGTACTAGCATCTCTAGCTTCATTAAGACCTGTCACCTGTCTAATCATATTTAAGTAATGATTATAATTAGTGATAAGCATTTGAGTTTTACTTGCTCCTGAGTTTGAGTTTAATTCCTTAATAGGAACTTTACCTTGATTGTATTCCCCATCTCCCGTGTAGCTTCTACCAATAACACTACCTGTTTGAAAGTAAAGTCTTAATGCGTCTTCAGGATTGTATGCGTTACCTGTACCCAAGTCTACTTCATTCAATCCATCTGCATCAATATATACACCATCCGGTACTGTTCTAGATATAACTTGCTGTAGTTTCAGATGAGTCATCTGAATTAAATCGGCAAAAGGAATCATTCTTCTAACTAAAGATTCTACATTTCCTTTATACATTCTAGGTGCAACAGCAACATAGTTAGGCATTGCGTGTTGACTTGCTGACTTAGGTCTTACCATATTCTCAGACATCTCCCACTTAAGTATAATGTTTGTTCCCATAACCATAATACCTTCATACCAAACATCAATTGTTTTAGATACTTTTTCAAAATTGTTTTCTTCCATCATTTCTGTTGGAGGATTAAAAGTATCATCTTTCTCAATTACTTTAGAACCACCACCTTCTGTAACTTTCTTTTTGTAAACAAAAGTTTTGGTAGTTTTATAATTAAAGTACAAAAGAGTAACGGTATCTCTAGAAAACAAACTATCTTGATAGTGTTCAGCAACATTGAAATAGTCATACCATGATTGGCTATACTTTGATATTTCTTCTAAATCAGAATTAGTTAAACTTTGGTCTATCTTCATTAACTCTGTAACTCCAACAGTTTTAATTTCACCCCAATAAAAACAATCTTTAAAATTTGGGTCTTCTGTGTAACTATACACTACGTTTGCAGGGTCTACATAAGAAACTTTAACTCCATCTCCTTGAAGGAACTCGTGTTTACCAATAGCAATACCCAATACACTTAAATCATAGTCATATCTTTTTCTTAAATCTATATAGTGGTTGTCGTCTAACAAAGTATTAATAGCCTCTTCCTCTGCTATTTCAATTGCAGGTTTGTAGTTTAGCTGCATATATAAAGATAGCTCTTCATCATTAGCAGGAAGTTGGTCCGGTGCTACTGTAAAAGGGTCTACTCCAAACTTTTCTTGGATACTAAGCAACTCAGTTTTAGCAGCCATCTGACCTTCAATCATATCCTGATACTTGCTTCGTTTAGCTTGAGACATTGCATCTTGTGCATAAGCCCCAACCTTAAACAATCTATCAGACATTCCATTTACAACAATATCTACAAACTTTGGAATAATAGGAACAGGTGTCCAATCTAAATTCATGTAAGATAAATCTCCATCAACAGCTAATTCATTTTTATACTTAGCCACTGATTGCTCTCCACGAGCATAAAGCCTAAGCCTATTAAATTCACCCCACTGATTGTAGAATCTACACTGACTACCATCCTTTTTAAACCATTCGTATTGAATAGCTTGACCCACCATTAATCCATATTGGTCAGTTGCTTTTTCTGAATCTGTAGCGAACTGATTTGGAAACCCTGCTGAGTCAATATTTATTTTTATATCTTCCATTTATTTATAATAATTGACTTGTTCTTCCTGAGTTACTATATCTTGCAAAGTTAAGACTAATTTTTGACTCTTTTTTTTGAGGTGTGTATAAGTGTTTTTGATTAGCCATTATAGCTAATCCTGAACTTATAGTTGCATCAAATTTTGTTCTATTGCTAATATCAAACTTTGCCCAATCTTCTAAAGTTCTGACAAAAGGCATTGTGCCCATATCAGCTTCTAAACTATCCGAGTTACTTTCATCTATATTTAATCCTATGTGATTCTCTATATAAGACTCAATAGCGGCTGCGTGAGCCTGCTTTACATCTTCAGATGAGTTAGGTATACCCCCTAGCTCTCTTTCTGTCTTAGATAGCTTGTTATAGGTTTTATCAGGTCTATTCATACTAAATCCTCTATACCCTCTATTTTTAAAATGATAAAGTAATCTAGGCTTATTGTTCTCACAAAGTATTGGCATACCGTAAAATATACAAGCCATTAATACTTCTTCAAAAAATATCTCTGCAGTTTGAGGTCTAGCTACGTATTCTAAAAAGAAAGCGTTACTAGGAGCGTCATCCATATTAAACTTAGTGACACCGTGTAGTGCTCCGTTAGAGCCCCCTCCACCAACTGTTCCTGATATATCGTAACTATCACAACCGAAAGAACCTATGTGTTCGTTTCCGGGATATTTAATACCGTTCTTTGTTATTACTCTATTCTGTAAACTTTTCTTTGGTCTCCAACCAATATTAAATCTACCGTGCTTATCGGGTCTAAATATAACTTCAGTATCTTTGATTCCATTCTTCCAATAAAACGAACCCCTAGTTACATGATGTTCTTGTATTAAAGTTTCATTGTAATCTATCTGTTGATATATCTTAGTTAGATTAAATAAAGATTGTTTACTTTCATCTCTAAATGCGTGTGACTCTGTTCTAGGGAATTGACGATAAAATTCATTAAGAGCATCAGGGTCGTCTTTCAAAGAATCAACTTCTGCCTCCCAATAATCTACAGCTCCTTGATTAATCATTTCTCCATCTACACCTAATATAGTTTTTTTAGGCTTATATAAAACAGGCATTCCGTATCTATCTATAAAGCCTTCCATGTTTTGCTCCATAGGGATAAAAAGTGAATACATTCCACTTTTAGTTTGACCATTTGAGTTTCGTGTTCCCACATTGGAGTCTTCATATAACTTTTTAAAGTTACCTCCTCCTTTTTCTAAAGCGTTGGATGTTGAACCCATCATACACTTACCAATAATCTTACTACCCAATCTCAAACAAGTTTTAGTAACTCGCCAATTGTTTAATATATTATTTGGCTTTACCCACTTACCACTCTCATCGTGTACTAAAAGCAATAACTTTTCCCCATCATAAGAGTTGTCATCTGTGTTCTTCCAATCAATAGTTGTATCTAACCCTGTCATCTCTTCAGAGTCAACCTCGTGCATATTTTTTTTAGTAATCTTTGAAGCGGGAACTCTAAATGCTAGTTCTGTTTTTGGTTTATCCATTCCATCCTGAACAGGCTTGAAAAAGAAAGGTAATCTATTACATATTGGAACTACCTTATCCGTAAACATTTTTTTAGCATCCGCTCCTGTCTTTGAAAGTATTCCGACCCTTGCGTCTTTTGCCAAAGTTCCTGTGTTAGCACATTCGTTAGAACCCATAAAAGAAAAACCGGAACGTCTAATCTTTAAGTAAGTCATTCCAAAACTTCTCTTGTCAGCTTTACACGCTTCCCAAAAAATCCAAAATATTCTATTGGCTTCCCTAAAGTCAGGGTATCCAACATCTATACTTGACCACTGAAGGTATATGTAGTGAGAACCTGTAATGTAGGTTTTAATTCCATTATTAACAAACCATACTCCATCTTCTCTTCTGTCAAATTCATTCTCAATATAATCCACCCACCTATCTTTAAAAGCTGTAGGCATTTCATTCCATTGAAATATAGATTTTATTTTTGAAAGTTCTTTTGGTAGTTCATGTCTTTCCCAATACTGATGTTGTTTTTCTTTGTGTCTTTGAAGACACTCTTTTGGAGTAAGAGGCAAACCTATCTTTAAACCGGAAATCTCTATAACATCTCCAAGCTTTCCTGTTTTAGATATAACAACTAAATCATACTTCTCGTTATAGCCATACATCCAACTACTATTCCTGTTCTTGTTAGTAATAACATTCTTAGGAATATAGTTAGGTACTACCCTGTATAATTTATTTTGACCTACGTTCTGCAAATCCTTGGTTTGTGTGTTTTGTATTGCCTCCCTTTTCTAATAGCTCTAAAGCTTCTTTCTCCGTTTCTATTCTATTAAGTATTTCAAATGCGTCAAATATAGCAAGCTTCTTAGTTGCTGCTGCATTCTTTAATCTATCAGCAGCCAACTCATCTTCGGGGTCAGGCTTAATAATATCTTCTTTTGCAACTTTAATCAGTTGCTTGACAGCACGCATACCTGCTTCTATAATTTGTTTCTTTAGTTCGTTTGATGTCATAATATTTTTTTTAAAAACAAAACCTGAATTAATCTACAATTTTTTTTCTTTCCAAAATTTTTTATTAAATTTCTAGAGTGTTTTAATTTAGAATCAAATATAAACATAGAATTATATTCTCCGTAATTTACTACAGATTTTTTATTTAATTCATTATATATTGTAGTTCCGTATTTTTTAGGATGATTTTTATTAAGATATAATATTATAGTTTTATCACCCATCATTTCATCGGTGTGTATATAATTAGGCTCTTTTTGATTTATACAAGACTGTCGAATAAAATTGTAAGAAACATCATAATCAGGAAATATAAGTTTTACAAAATCATACACTTCATCTTTTTCTCTAGGCTGTATGTTTTTAAATATATTTTCTCCATCATGTATATCTACAAAACTTTCCTTATAAACATCCTCAACATATTTATCGGGATTTTTTAAAACATCATTAAACTTTATACAAATCATAATACAGCAACTATGTTATTAGTAAACATTCTAAATAACTTTTCACCATCTACTGTAAACTCATACTCGCTTTCAGGTTCAAATACAACTTCACATCCTGTATCAATTCCAATACTTTTTAGTTGACTATTAGAATACTTAACTACTCCATGAAGAGGCTCTTCTTTTATTCCTTTATAAAGATAGGAATCCTTAACACTAGTAGGTTCAATAAAACAATACTTCCCTACAGAGTTCCAACCATCTTTATTTTTATACATATAAAATTGTAGGTCATCTATAAAAAATAAATCATCCTTGAAAAAACTCTTACCGCTTTTTCTTCTCCCACGCATATCATTGTAAAACTTAAATACGTTGTGGTGAACTAAAAGTGTATCTCCTTTTTTAATAGGTCCGTTATATCCTATAGGAGTTTCCACAACCTCTGCTTCTCTGTTAGATGCTTTGTGGTTTTCTTCTGAAGTGTTAATTATTATTTCTAATCCGGCAATCTCTTTTGTATTGTTGTACCTTTTACCGTTGACTGCACGAACTATAAAATCCGTTGGTGATTTCATTAAATAAAATTTATATTATATTCAATTGACACAGGAACTGTGCTGCTAAAAGACTTCCAAAGGAATACTTCTTGGTCTTCATTCTCTATGTATATTAGAAAATTATTGTCATTTGAATCTTGTGTTATTCGATGAATTGTATAACTACCACCCAATACTACCTGATTAATTAAATAATGCATCGCTCCTGATTTATAATCAGGACCTACTGAAATTTTTCTAATATCCATTATGTTTTATTTTTTTGGAATCGTAACGTCTCCTGTCTTTATATCTATAACAGCATCCGCTCCGTATTTCTCAATTAAGTCTGACTCTACTTTGTTTAGTGAAGATTTATGCTCGTCTAACTTTTGAAGTAACCCGTACTTTATAATCTCTACATCCGCTATTTCGTTTTTTAATTTTAAAAACTTAGTGTTAATAGCTCTGATGTTTTCTAATTCTTCTTTACCTAATTTCATTTTGATTGTTATTTAATTTAATTACCACATTGAACTTATGTTCTCGTATTCTTTTCTAGCATCAAAGCTAGGACAATTTTTATTTGAAAAATCTTTATGACCGTATATTTCTATTGATGGATATCTTATTTTATAAAACTCCAACATATCTACTAAAGCAGATTTTTGTTCATCAGTTCTAGTGTCTCCACCTTTACCACCTACGTAGGCTATTCCTATAGAATTTTTGTTATGACCTTTGCAGTGTGCTCCTGCTTTTTCAATAGGTCTTCCTTCGTGAACGCTTCCATCTAGTGAAATTACTATATGGTATCCAATGTCTGACCAACCTCTTTCTTCAACGTGCCATCTTCTTATCTCATCTACTGAGACATCTCTCCCTTCAGGAGTATCAGTACAATGAACTATTATTTTATCTATATCTCTAATGACTATTTGTCTTTATTTAACAAGTACCACTTTTGAACTGTATACCCAATGGTTAATGCTAACAATACTATTTTTAATATTACATCAATATCTGTAAGAGACATAGCAAAACCTGCTATACTTAAACTGTATAATTTTATATCTCCCATATCAATCATTGCTAATTATATAATTAATAATTAAAGAGTCGTTCCAAGTATTATTTTGTGTATATTCCATATTAAGGCATTACTCCTTGTGTGTTATACCAATACACTGCATCGACATCTAAATCAAATGTTCCTCCTCCTCCTCCTGCATTTTCAATAAGCAAATAATTAGTATTTGAAGACATTGTTCCTTGACCTATTAGTCCACTAATTGCTAATGTGCTTAAAGAAACTTCAATAGAGTGCCATCTCCCATCTCTGTCAAATGTATAGGCTGTTGGGTCGCCTGTTGCACCTACGGTAAAACTGCCGATACTTGCTCCTGCACCTGCTAAAGTAATTTTAAAAGAGTTATTCTGAGTAGCTCTAAATGCAATGTGAAATTTATAATCGTTTGTAAGTACTAAATTAAAAGCAGGTGTATAATTATAGAATCCACATCCCCACCAACCTTGATTGTAGTTAGCTGTAATTGAAACCCAACCTGAGTCAGCTGTTCCGTAGTAACTTTTTCCTGTGTATGCTTTTGGTACAACTGTTCCCGAAAAGAGGTTGAAAACTCTTTGTATGTCATTTATCCACCACTCTCCGTCAATTCTATTTCTAAGAAAGTCACCTCCAATTTGCTCCAAGATGTAAACATAGTAGTCGTTCTTAAACATCTCTTCACCTATCGACCAAGTGTTCGAGTTTAATCCAATACCTGCACCCGTTCCTACACCCGCTGACATATTACCAAAGAGCTATAATAGAACCTGCTGTAGTTCCTGTTGCGTAAACTTGTAATACTTGAACGGGTAAAAAAGTTCCTGTTGGAACTCCTGTAAATACAACCGTGTCACCACCTGCTGTTTTTACTTTTAAGTTTCCTGCAAGACCGATGTACAGTATACATCCATTGTTACCTCTTCCATTTTCAGAAGCAATACTTGGAATCTCTAGTGTGTCACTAGGAGTTACATCCGCAGCTTTACTAGTTTGTAATTTTTGATATGCCATTGTTATATATTTTTATTCGTTAGTTTCTTCTTTTGTTAAAAATTTTTGAAGCTGAACTTCTTTATATTCTTCATAAGCTTCTTTTATTTCTTTTGTCCAAACTTCTTTAGCTACTGCTGCAACTTCAGGTTCTAATTCTTTTTCTGAATCAGGTGTTAAAACATAACGATAATTTTTACCATCTACAATTTCAAGAACTTCTAACGTATTGTATAGATTTTCTAATACTTTTACTTCTATTTTTTTTCCCATAATTTTTACTATTGTGCTTTAAGATATGATACGGTTCCTGTAAAAATTAAAGTTTCTACATTACTTCCCGGAGTAGGTGTAATTAGCTGAGTATCCTTTAATTGCTGACTAGACTTAGGATTATTTTGGTCTTGATAAGTCCAACAAGCACCCGCAGGAACTACTCCCGGACCACCTGAAAACTCAAGTTTAGCATTACCCTGCCATTGTCCAATTTTGTGAACAAGTGGTTGAACAATGTTGTCGAATCCACCCGGTGAAACTGCAAAAGGCAATGTAACATAAGGAACCAACTGTTCTCCCGGTTGTTTTCCAATAATGTAATCTGATACAACAACTTTATAATCAAAAGTAACTCTTCCGTTTATTACAGTGTAGCTTCCATACTGTTCCTCATAATCTATACTAGTGAACGAACCCGGACCTAGCAAACCTAATTCAGGAGATTGAAGTCCTGTTTCAATTACTGTGCCTAGAATTTCAGCTACGGTTACAGCGTCTCTACCTGAGTTTGCTACAGCTGAACCTAGATTTTTTGTTGGTATCCTGTCACGTACAACGTGAACTTTGTCTGTTGATTTTACTGCCATTTTTTTTGTTTTATTCTTTTAAGTATGGAAACTTTCTATTAAGAGAGTCTCTTCTAGCTGCACATCCACAGGTCTTTCCTGTAACCTCTGCAACTTTTTCAACAACAGCTTTTACCCCTGTTGCCTTTGTTATTTTTTCAATTGTGTCTCCTAGACCTCTAGACTTCTTTACCGTTCCCATTTTATTTTATTTTACAATTACAAGTTTTTAAACTACAATCACAAATCTTATTTGAAATGTTTACTTTTAATCTGTCTAGTAAACCGTTCCATTTTTTAGAATTAGATATGTTAAATTTAATAATTTTTTTTCCTAATTCAATAAACAATTTTCCCATATTTTTCTACAAAGATAATAATATATTTTTTAATACTTCCCTCTTTTACTTGCGGGTGAACTTTTAGTAGAACCTCCCTTGCCTGCCCATAGCTTTTTACATGACCAATAACGTGCACTTAGCTTGTTCGTAGCTGTATCACACTTATGTCTAGCCTTAAAAGATTTACGTGCAGCAGCACTGTAGTTGTGTCCGTAACCGGAAGCACCAAAGTGAATTAGTTTTTCTTTACCACCACTACAAGCTTTAACCATTTTTTTCTTTCCTGCTCTGTCGCTTTTTTTTACGACATTACATTTCATCTTAGACTTGTCAGCCATACTAGTACATTTTCTTTTTAACTACTTTTTTCCCTATTTTTTTAGCGTAAGCTTTTGCTGCTTTTTTACCTTTTGTTGTATAAGCAAATTTCTTTTTTCCTACTGTTGGCATAATATTATCTGTTACGTTTTAATGATGATGTTTTTTTACCCATACCGATTCTTTTCTTTTCGGCTACCGCTTTCTTCTTTTCAGAAGATGACATTTCTTTCCAAGTCTTAGGAGTGCCACCACTAACTCTTTTGCTAGGTCTACACTTTTTAACTGACTTGTTTTTAGAAGAACCGCAAGGATTCCCTTTTTCGTCTGTCCATTTCTCTTTGAACCAACGCTTTAGGTTAGCTCCTTGTTTTGTTTTTCTTACAGCCATTACTTTTTGGATTTAGCTTTTCTGCACTTAGCTATAGCTCCACTAGCATAAGCTGATGGAAAAACTTTGTACGATTTCTTCACCTTGTAATAACAAGAATCTTTTTTACTTTTTCTTTTCATTGAATTGCTTTCCCAAACTTCCCAAACCTGCCAAACCTGCCAAACTTGCTAAACCTGCTATTTTTGTACTAGAATCTTTTTTACTTTTTTTTGTAATAGCTTTAACAAGTTTATCAATATCTCTATTCTTCATAGGGATTTTATCTTTGTCTTTATTTTTCATCTTAAAATATTTAGTACTTTTGTACAAAGATACAAATTTAATTTAATGTCATATAAACATACACCCTCTTCAGATTATTTGAAGTATTGGAAAGTAATCCGTTACTTTATAAAGGCTAAGTACAAGGTTTCAACAGGAGAACTTGATATGTTGTTATTCCTTTACTCAGAAAACTATTTTGATAAAAATAAATTTCTAGAATACAATGAGATTTTTAGTTGGAACGAAAAACGTTTTGATGAACTAAAAGCGAAAGGATGGATTGAAGTCTTCAGACCTAGAGACTACAAGAAAAATAAAAGAGCCATATACACCTTGTCTTATAAAACAAAGCGTATGATTGGCTCAATGTATAAAAAATTAAGTGGGGAAGAAATCCCTGAGAGTCCTAGTGCAAACCCTATATTCTTAAAGAACGTATCCTATACAGATAAGGTATATAAGAATATGATTATAGAGATGAACAAGTTTATAAAACAACAACGACATCTCTCTCAAGAATAATCGTATGCTGCTCATCATTTAGTATCATAGTAAATCCTGCGTGTGCATCGTAATAGATTACATCACCTTCTTTAATTACTGAAACCTCAGTACCGGGTTTTACTACCTCACCCTTCTTGTACCTCATCTCACCTACATCGGCTGCGGATAATAACAATCCGGAGGAAGTCTTTACCTCCTCCTCGATTGTCTTGATTGCAATATATTTATTAATTGGTTTCATATTACTTTGTAATTTTTATATATATAAATCTAGTTGCAAATATTAGAAACAACAATCCTACTACAGGGCTGTCAATTATTTTACAGAAAGATTGAACTCCTCTTGTAAACCCAAACATTGAGCCAACTGTAAATCCAATTGCAAATGTAATTAGTACGTGGCAAATCTTAGCCAATACAAAAGCAAGTAGCCCTGCCCAAAATCCTTTTTTTAACCCTTTTGATTCTTCCATCTTTTTATCTATTTGATTAATAATATCTTCTTTTACTATCATAACTACTCAGTGTCATAAGTTCGTGCCATTGTGATGATGGCATTTGTACTAAGTAATGTTACCGCTACAGATACTGCATTTTGTAGTGCACTCTTCGTAACTTTCATTGGGTCTATAACACCCATCTTTATCATGTTGCCATACTTTTCACTAGCAACATTATAACCTTCTCCAAACTTTACACCCCACTCAGGGTACACATCGTTAATGTCATAACCTGCATTGTCAAGAATCTGCTTGACAGGGGATTGCAATGCGTTACCTAAAATTGCGTAAGCAATTTTTTTATTTTTATCGTCAGTTTGTTTTTTCAGAATCTCTTGACCGATGTACATTAGTGACACTCCTCCTCCGGGAAGAATACCTTCTTGCATAGCAGAGCGTACTGCACACACAGCATCGTCAATCCTGTCGAACAACTCTTTCTGCTCTAGGTCTGTCTGACCACCAACCTTGATTACACCAACACCACCTGTCAATGAAGCAATACGTGATAAGATAAACTCCTTGTCAGCAACTCTATTTGCATTCTCGTGACTATCCCATAGTTGTTTTACTCTCTCGTCAATCTCATCTGAGTGATTGTCGTCTTTTAAAATCACAGTCTGTGACTTCTCAACAATAACCTTTGGTGCGTGACCTAAGTCATCAAAGCCCATTAGTGACAAATCATCACCTGTCTTTTCTGAAAAGTATGTAGCTCCAACCGAGATGGCGATATCTTGCATTAATTCGTGTTGTTTATATCCGAACTGCGGTGGAGTTATACTACATATCTTCAAATTGTTTTTCATAACGTTAGCCGCCAATGTGTTTAGCACATTAGTTGCACACGGTGCAATAAGAAGAAGCTTCTTGTTCTCAGCAATGATTGGTTTAAGTACGTTCTCAATCTGAAGTATGTTTGTTATCTCAGCATCAGATACCAAGATGTGAACATCCTCTAAGATACACTCGTCTTTCTTTTGGTTGTTAATGAACAATGGTGAAGAGTATCCTCGCTCAACCATCAATCCTTTAGTTGTGGTATAAGTTGTCTCTGAGTTGTCAGACTTCTCTACCGTTACAATCCCATCCTTACCAACTGACTTGTATACGTCAGATATAATACGACCTACCTTAGCGTCATTGTTCGCAGAGATAGTCGCAACGTCAAGTAACTTTGAGTCAGTTACGTTCTTACTTTTCTTTTTCAATGTCTTTACAACCTGCTCCGTCTCACTTACAAGCTCACGTAGAACCTGCGTATTGTTTACACCATCACCAAGATGAATGTGACCCTGCTCCACAAGAGCCTCCGTAAGTACAATAGCTGTAGTCGTTCCATCACCGGCAGAACTAGCTGTTCTATCAGCCGCCTCCTTCATAATGCGTACCGCAAGATTCTCAACCGGGTCTAACAAGTCAACCGCTTTAGCGACCGTGACTCCATCCTTGGTTACTGTGATTCCTCCTGTGTGATGTTGTGATTCAATAAGAACTGTGTTACCTCTAGGACCGAGGGTGCTCTTTACTGCGTTAGCAATCTTTTCGATTCCGGCTTTTAGTTTTACCCTACCATCTTCACCGAACTTTAAGTCTTTAGGGGTGAACCCCATTTGATTATTCATAAGTATTAGATTTGATTTATTTGACAAAGATAGTATTTTTTATTTAATACATCAAATGTAAGAATGTACGAATTTAACGTTCCCTATAGAGAGAGAGAGAAACTCTATTTATATATTTTCTTACTGTATAATTCTCTTTTAATATCTACATTTTCAACACTACTACTGATAATCAGTTAGTTAGCTATAAAAAATCTACATAGAATCTACACTAAGTCTACACAATAAGAATATTTCCTGCATAAAAAAAGGGCTGACCTAAATCAAAACCCTTTTCCTAACTATCAAACAAACTATATGAAAGAACAAATATATAAAAAATAAATGTAAGTCAAAAATATTTATTAGATATATGTAGTATTTGGGTTATATACCGCTGCACGTGATGGCACCCCAATCCGAAAACGATTTTTTTTTGAAAGCGATTTTGCTTTTTCAATCGGTGTATCCCGATTTTTTTAGCTTTTTTCCACAGCCATCCACAGCCCACTGTAGCTGTAGCTGTGCTACGTGTCACGT